TTGTCAAAAAATGGCAATTTTTTCACATGATTTTTGGGGGTAGGGTAAGGGGGTATCATGGAAAAGAAAACAGTTAGCAAGCTTATGACAGAATTTATAGCATGGTGTATTGATAACAAACTTGGTTCTTTTATAGATTTGTTTTTTCTTAGTGGTGTGTCTGGAATAGTTGAAGCTTTCATGTTGTTTCTTGAAGATAAGTATAATCTAAAATTGGGGGAATGATGGCATACTGGAATTCTGAAACTAAAAAAACTATTTATAGCCCTGCAAGAGATATTGGCAATGGTTGGTTTGAAATAGATTGCGGTTGTTGTGGTGGTATAGCCTGGGGATGTTTAGAACCAATAGAATGTGATAAATGTAAAGGAACAGGATCTATTTTTTGGCATAAGAAATCAAAAGTATTTGCTTTATATCCAGGTGGACCTTTTGTTTGTGGAAAAGGAGATCTTACGGAAAGAGAAATTAAAGGTGGTGTTATTGATGGCTGATAAAATCTGTGGAATCTGCAAGAACTATAAATTGGCTTATTATACAAGAAGCGGTGGTCAAATATGCCCATTAACCAAAAGATATATTTCTTATGATTGCAAAGTTAGAAAGTGTAGAGAATTCATGCAAATGAAGAATAGGTGTAAATGAGTTCCCTTTATTCAATTGTCAAATGTCCATGTTGTGGAAAGTTTGTTTTAAAAAAGGAGAAAGCCTTGAAACATCTATCAAAAGAAGAAGAAAAAGAATTGTTACCTGATAATGTGATATTGTTGGGTTTCAGGGGATCTATAGCACATAATACTTATATACCACAGAATAATCCTAATTCCATTGATGATAAAGATATTATGGGTGTGTGTATAGGATCAAAAGAAAATTATTTTGGGTTTCAAAGATTTGAACAAAAAGAAAAAAAGCTGAAAGAATGGGATTCAGTTGTCTATGAAATCAGAAAATATTTCAGGTTGTTATTAAAAAGCAATCCAAATGTATTATCTCTTTTGTGGTTAAAGCCACATCATTATATAAAAATGACAGAAACAGGGAAATTGATTATTGATAATCGGGATTTATTTGTATCAAAGAAAGTTTATCATTCTTTTAATGGTTATGCATATGGACAATTCAAGAGAATGACGCATTTCAAATGTGAAGGATATATGGGGGCAAAGAGAAAGGCTCTTGTGGAAAGATTTGGATATGATTGTAAAAATGCAGCACATTTAATCAGATTGTTAAGAATGGGAATAGAATTTTTAACTGAAGGGAAATTATATGTATTCAGAGAAGATAATCACCAGTTGATTTCAATTAAGCGTGGTGAATGGAAGCTTGAAAAAGTAAAAGAAGAAGCAGAAAGATTGTTTAAGATGGCTGAAGAAGCATATGTTAAAAGTAGTTTGCCAAACGAACCAAAATATGAAAAGGCTGAAGAATTGCTCATGGAAATTACACAAGGATATTTTAGTTCCTGGTGAAAAGAAAGGGGCAACAATGGCAAAGGAGAAAGAAAAGAAGATGGAAGATCCTAAATGGAAAGACAGATGGACCTTTGAAGTATGGGAAGATACAAATGTTGGTGTGATTAAATGTGAAGGTGAGCTTATTCATAAGCTTGCTGATCCTATTGATACTATCCAGGGCAAGAAGATAGTAGAAAAATTAAATCTATATGAAAAACAACTTGCTACTCTTTATAGTAAAAATGGTGAAGCCAATAGAAAGCTAAAAGAAATTGGTGAAGTTCTGATAAGTAAGAGTAGAAAGGAATAAAATGGCAAAGAAGAATAATTGGATATGGAAAAGGCGTTTTCGTGTAAAAGCAATAAAATGGTTGGATAAACATATTAAAAGGAAAAGTGGTGAATTTTGGTGTGCTGTTTTAGTTGGTAAAATTGCAAGAGGAATAAGATATGAACATATGTTTAAAAAACTATGGAAGCTAACATATGAAACAGCTATACCTAAATGTCCACCACATAAAAACCCACAAAGTTGTAAAGAGTTTATAAAAACAAAAAGCTTAAAAACTTGTAAAAATTGTTGGCATATATTCAGGAAAGAACTGAAATCATAATGACAACTTCAACAAGATTGCCACATCACAAAAAGAAAGACAGAATGGAATTGATCCAGGAGAATTATAAATTAAGGCAGGAAAACGATTTATTGAAGAAAAGGGATTACAAAAGGGAAAAATCACTATTAAGAAAAGCAGAGATCATAAGAGAGTTAAGAAAGAAGCTTAATGGAAAAAATAAAAAATGAAACAAGGCTATATCGTTTTATCAATACTGAATTGGGATTACAGGGAAGGCCTTTTGCTTTATGTGATTCATGCCTAAAGAATTTCCATATTCCATCATATTGTAAATTGATAAAGATAGAAGATTGTTCAAATCAGCCTTGCAGCAGATGCCAATAATATGCCAAAGAAGAAAAGAAATGTTAGGAAATCCAACAAAAAAAAGAAAAAGAGTGTCAGGAAATCCAACAAAAAATTTATCCCTGATGGCTGTGTAGATACATTAGGTAAAGTAGCAAAGAAATTTGGTGTTACAATAAAGGCTGTGGAGAAGTGGAAAGCCCAGGGAATGCCAACAAGATCTGATGGTTTTTATGATATAGAGATAATAAAAAATTGGAAGCAAGATAGAATTGATAAGATAACTGGTGCAAGATCAGCATGGGATCAGGATTATAGAAAGTGGAAAGCAAAAAGTGAGGAATTAGATTATAGAAAAAAGATTGGTGAATTGATAAGCAGAAAAGAAGTAGAAGAAGGCAGGGTGGCCCGTATTCACATTGTGAAACGGGCTTTTTTAGCTTTACCAAGAGAAGTGGCTGCTAGGCTATCTGGATTGGAACCAAGAGAAATTGAAGTAGTGTTAAGAGAAAGAATAAAAAATATAATAAGAAAGTTCAGCGAATAATGACATTTATAGATTTATTCTGTGGTATAGGTGGTTTCAGGCTTGGGTTAGAAAGAACGGGCCATAAATGTGTATGGGCAAATGATATAGATAAATATGCTTGTAAGATTTATAGAAAACATTTTGGGAAAGGAGAATTACATGAAAGAGACATCAGAGCAATTAAATCTATTTCCATCCCAAAGGCCGATATGCTCTGTGCAGGATTTCCTTGCCAGGCTTTTAGTCATGCTGGCAAAAGAAAAGGCTTCAGAGATACAAGAGGCACTTTGTTCTTTGAAATATGCAGGATCTTATGGGATAAAAAAATCAATTATTTTTTCCTTGAGAACGTCAAAGGATTACTTTCTCATAATGGTGGAAGAACATTTACAACAATCCTTCAATCCTTACATGAATTGGGGTATGACTGTCAATGGCAGGTGTGTAACAGCAAGAATTACGGAGTACCCCAAAACAGGGAAAGAATCTTCATTATCGGATATATTAGAAAAGAACCCAGGCCAGAGATATTTCCTATCAAAAACAGTATTAGAAAGATTAAAAAAGGCAAGATCAATAAAGATGTTACAACAGCAATAGATGGAAATTATTATAAAGGTATTGATAATCATGGTCAAAGAACAATTATTGTTGTTCATAATCTTCAAAAGCGATCGATCGATCGCCCAAGTATAAAGAAAAACAAAAATGCAGTTGGTAGTGGCCCATTATCAAGAAAAGATGGGCTTACATATTGCCTTGATAGTCAATCAGGGCAAGCAATAGAAGGAAATTTTGGAGTTAGAAAGCTTACACCTTTAGAATGTGAAAGATTACAAGGCTTTCCTGATAATTGGACAGAAGGCATATCAGATACACAAAGATATAAATGTATTGGAAATGCAGTAACTGTTAATGTTATTGAAGCAATAGGAGAAAGGTTAAAATATGTGCCCAAAATGTAAAGGACATAATGTTTCATCAATATCATATCTAGGTTTTTTAGGTAAATACATTTAGCAATATGGCCAGTAGAAAAAAAATAGATACATCAATATTTTCTGAAAAAGAAAAAGCTGCATGGAAGCTTCCCAGGGAAATCACAGTTAGCCAATGGGCAGATCAGAACAGGGTTCTTGATGAATTGACATCTGCAGAAGCAGGTAAATGGCACACATCAAGAACGCCATATCTAAAAGGCATAATGGATGCCTTCACAGATCCTGAAGTAGAAAGAATCACAATAATGAAAGCAACACAGTTGGGAGTAACAGAGTGCCTTCTTAATATGTTGGGATATTGTATTGATGAAGATCCAGGACCTGCCATGTTTGTTTCACCAAGAGAAACAGACGCTAAAGCTTTAAATAAAAATAGAGTACAACCAATGTTGAATCTTTCAGAATCATTGATAATGCATAAAACAGGGAATTTGCATGATATAGGCCAGGTCCAGTTAAGGCTTGATAGAATGATAGCTTATTTCTCCTGGGCATACAGCCCTGCAGAGTTAGCACAAAGGGCAATAAGATATTTATTCTTAGATGAAACAGATAAATATCCAAAATTTTCAGGTAAAGAAGCAGATCCAATAAAATTATCTACAGAGAGAACAAGAACATATTGGAATAGAAAGATTGTTGAAGATTCCACACCAACAACAAGAGAAGGTTTCATATTCAAATCATATGAAGCTTCTTATAAATATATGTTTCATGTTCCATGTCCAAGATGTGGTGAATATCAAGTATTGTGTTTTGAACAAATCAAATTTCCTAAAGACGAAAGAGATCCAGAGAAAATACAAAAGAACAGATTAGCTTGGTATGAATGTATTAAGTGCAAAAAGAGACTTGAAGAAAAAGATAAACAAAGAATGGTAAACAAGGGTAAGTGGATTCCAGATATTATCAATAAAGAAGGTTTTGTAAGTAGAAGGCATGTTGGTTTCTGGCTTGGTTGCTATGTTAGCCCCTGGTTGACTTTTAGTGAAATTGCTGCTGAGTTTTTAAGATCAAAAGATTACATAGAATCATTAATGAACTTTGTTAATTCTTGGCAGGCTAATATATGGGAAGAAAAGATAGAAGAAACAAAGCCAGATCAGTTAAGGATGAAAGAATTGAATTATCCTGCAAACATTATTCCTGTAGGTGGAATAATATTATTGGGATCTGTAGATGTTCAGGAAGAAAAAAATAAATTGTATTTTATAACTATAATAAGGGCCTGGGGGTATCTTGAAGAAAGTTGGCTTGTAAAAGAACAAAGGCTTGAAAGTTGGGAACAAGTAGAAACTGTTATGTTCAAAACTAAATATAAGATTCAGGGAACCAAAAGTTATTTATCTGTTAGGTTGGTTTGTATAGATGCAAGATACAAAAAAAATGAAGTATATAGTTTTTGTAGAAGGTGGAAGGACCTTTGCAGGCCAATAATGGGACATCAAAATTTAAAGAAAGGGGTCCCTTTTTATGCAACAGGAGTAGATAAACATCCTGTAACTGGCAAGGCTGTTCCTGGGGGCCTTAGAGTATGGCACGTTGATACATCTTACTTTAAAGACAAAATGCAAAGGCTTCTTGAAAGCAAATGGCATCTACATCAGAATGTTTCAATGGTTTATTTGAATCAAATGTGTGCAGAACATAAAGTGATAATAAGAGATAAAAAAACAGGGCAGACAAAAGAAGAATGGTTGCTTGTGAAAAGGGGTTTGAGAAATGATTATTTTGATGCAGAGAATTATAATATTGTTGCTGCTGATATGATTGGTGTTCAGTTTATGCGGAAAGATGAAGATGTTGTAGAAGCAAAGCCAAAAGAGGGCATAAGAAGCAATAAACAAAGTTGGGTTAATGGATCAAGAAGAAAAGGTAAATGGCTTTAATGACAAGTGCCTGGTTAAAAAAGAAGAATAATTGGTTGGGGAATAGATCAAGGCGTGAAAATGGCCCTGAGAAGCCAAAAAAGCCTGTATCAGATGATATTATAAGTGGTGTGGTCTATGTGCCCACTAGATGCCCATATTGTGGTTCTAAACGTACAAAAATCACTTCAACAAGGGGGAAATTAAGGTATCACAGATGCAAGAATTGCAAGGGAAATTTCAAATCCCATGAACAAGAATAGCGTCTATAAATTCATTATATAATGAAAAAAACTAGGCCCCACAACATAGTGGGGCTTTTTTATATAGGTTATACAACCTGTAACACACATATTTGACTATTTTTATATACATGGTATTTTATAGGCGTAATGGCGGCAACAGATCAGCAAATTCTTGATGCGGTAAATGACGCAATTTTCTATATTGTCAACGGTGGGGATTATGCAATTGGTAAACCTGCGGTCCAGGAGTACAGATCCACAAATCGTGATTTTCGCCATGTTCCCTTAGATAAGCTTTACGATATGAAAAAAGAACTTGAAGCCAAGATTAATGGATCCAGACAAGGTGGAACAACAAATTATGCAGAATTCAGCAGACCCCAAAGCTAAAGAAGATAATCCAAGAAGATCTTTTGGTGATAGGATTGATGATTTTATAGGTGTATTCTCACCAAGAAAATCACTTCAAAGAAAACGTGCAAGATGGGCAATAAGTATTCTTTCTAATTATCGTGGTGCAGAAAGAACAAGGTTAAGAACAAATTGGGTTCCAAGTGGAGGTTCAGCAGATACTGTTATTTTAGGTGAACTTGCAACATTAAGGGAAAGATCAAGGGACCTTAACAGGAATGATTCAGTAGCAAAAGGAATTACTGATACAATTGTAAACAATGTTGTTGGTGATGGTATTATTCCACAGAGTTCAATAAACCATGAAGCATTGGGAATAACAAAACTAAAGGCTATAGATTGGGAAAAAAGAATTGAAGATGTGTGGAACAAGTGGGAAGAACATGCTGATATTACTGGATTGTTAAATTATTATGAAACACAGAAATTGGTTCAAAGGCAAAAACTTGAAAACGGTGATATTATTATAATTCCAAGAATGTTAAAAAGAATGGAAAGCCCATATGAATTTTCAATAGAACTTATTGAAGCAGATAGATTAACAACACCATATGGCCTGAAGGGAAATGGATATTTGAGAGAAGGAGTAGAAATTGATGATTGGGGAAGGCCAGTAACTTATTATATAAAAACCAATCATCCTGATAGTTCAATTTATAAAAAGAAAGATAATGATTGGGTTCCAATAAAAGCATATAACGATTTAGGACAGAAAAATGTTTATCATGTTTTTGATATTTTAAGAACTGGTCAAAATAGGGGAATTCCTTTATTTGCTGCTGCAATATTATCTTTTCAGGATCTTAATTCATATCTTGAAGCTGAATTGGTAGCAAAGAGAATAACAGCTTGTTATGGATTATTTATAAGAAAGAAAGATGCATGGAATGCTGCCAGGAATTTAAAGAGTGATACAAACGGTGCAGATCAAAGAATAAATGAATTTGAGCCAGGAATGGTTGAATATTTAGGTGAAGATGATGAAGTGTTTGATTTCAAACCAACAAGGCCAGGAGAACAATTCAAAGAGTTTGTAGAATTGATGCATAGAACGATTGGAACATCTACAAATCTTCCATATGAGCTTGTATTAAAAGATTTCAGCAAAACAAATTATAGTTCTGCAAGAGCAGCACTATTAGAAGCAAGAAGATATTTTAAAGTAGAACAAAAAAGTTTGATAAGGAAATATTGTCAACCAACATATGCAAGGGTTATTGATGAAGCTTATTTAAAAGATGAATTGCAAATACCAAATTACTGGCAGAACAGATATTACTGGACAAAAGCCAGATGGATTACCCCAGGTTGGCAATGGGTGGATCCTAAAAAGGAAATTGAAGCTGCTATAATGGCTATAAAACATAATTTATCTACACATGCAGATGAAACAGCCACACAAGGTAAGGAATGGGAAGGAGTATTTGAACAAAAAGCTAGAGAAGAAGAAAAGAAAAAAGAATTAAAGTTGCCTGAGCCACAAGAAAAATCAGCAGGTCAAAGGTTTTACGATAAAATAAAAGATGATATTGTTGATGAAGTAGTAGAAATTATAAAAAGTGGAAAGGAGTAAAAAATGCCATATCCAAATGAACATGCTGCCAGGTTACAGGATCCAAAAAAGTTTAATCCTGCAACATTCAAGAGAACAAAAGGTGGAACAATTTATGGTAGCAAGAAAGTACCAAAAACTATTGGTATCATTTGGGGTAAAATGAGAGGGCGTGACAAGCCTGCTGATAATCCTATTCCACAAAGCCTGAGATTTCCCACAAAATATTTTACAGCAACACAAGCTAAATCATGGTTAAAGAAGAATGGAATAAAATATACAAGGTTTGAACCTGCAACAAAACCAAAACAGAAACTAAGCTATGTAGATCTTCCAAAATCTGCTCTTACATTCAGGCAAGAAGATATTCCAATAAAGGTTGAACTTGCAAAAAGAGAAGATGGAACTACAAGAAGAAGATTCAGGATGATTGCCCACACATTCAAGATTATGGATAACAGGGGATGGTTCGGGGATCTTGTTATTGATCGTGAAGGCTTGAAGATAGGAAGAAAAGATAAGCCTGTATTGTTTGAACATGATACAAGCAAGATTCTTGGGCATTCAGATAAAATAAAGCTTGATGATGAAGAAGGCCTTATTGCAGAAGGATTTCTTACTGATAAAACAGAAGAAGGTGCAAGGGCCATTGGATTGCTTGATGATAAATTTCCATTTCAAGCAAGCATCTATGTTCCACCTAGAGGTAGGGGGGCATTACAATTTGTTGAAAATGGAAAATCTGAAAAAGTTAATGGTTATACATTCAAAGGTCCTGGATATATTATCAGGAAATCATATTTACGGGAGTTCAGCTTGTGCCCATTGGGTGCAGATGAAAATACTAGCGTCAATGCCCTAAGTGGTAAAAATACAGTTAGGGTTTATTTGGATTCATCAGATGATGGATCACATTTTAACACATCTTTGAAAGGAGATGAAGAAATGAGCCTAAAAAATCTTACGTTGGAAGAACTGAAGGAAAAAAGGCCTGATCTGGTTGGTGCAGTTCTTGCTGATGCAGATCCTGATCCTAATCCACCTGAAGATCCTGAAAAGGATAAAGAAACACCGCCTGAAGATCCTGAAAAGGATAAAGAAACACCGCCTGAAAATCCTGAAAAGGATAAAGAAACACCGCCTGAAAATCCTGATAAGAAGGATGAACAGCAGGCGTTGAAGGCTGAAAGGGAAAGGGTTTCTGCAATTCTTTCAGAAGCTGAAGGTTACAAGGAAGTAAAAGGTTTCAATGATGAGGTCAAGAAGCTAATCAATGATGGTACACCTGTAAAGGATGCCGTTATTAAGCTGAAGGACATGAAGATTGAAGCCATGCGGAAAGGTCAAGTACCTAATCTTGGACCCAGTTCACCACCTAAGCCTAATCTGTCAGGGAAAGATGAAGATGGTTCAAAGCATCTTGCCAGGGCAAAAGAATATGCTGAAAAGCATAAATGCAGTCTTACTGAGGCTTTGAAGAAAACTGATACTGGTGAAAAGAAAGAAAGAAAATAGTTCAAGTCATTATAGGTTTGGATTATTTTGAATCGTTTAAGAAACAATTAAAGGAGGATTGCTAATGACACAGCAAAACGAAACTGGACTAAAAGCTTTTGTGGCAGGTGAAGCACTTGAAGCTTTTAGACGTGTTAAGCTTTCTACTGGATCAGGCACACAAGTTGAATACGCTGATGCAGGGGAAGATTTCATAGGTTTTACACAGAATAAGGTTGATAGTGGGGAGTATGTAACTGTTGCCCTTAGATCTGCTTCAAGAACCTATAAAGCTATTGCTGCTGAAGGGCTTTCTGCAGGTGCTGTTATTTATGGTGGGGATGATGGGAAGGTACAAGACACATCAAGTGGTACTGCCATTGGAACAGCCCTTGAAGCTGCTACTGCAGATGGTGATTCCATTGAAATCACTTGTGATAATGGTGCTGCAGGTGAAATTGATGGTGCTACAATTGCCATTGAAGCTGAAGGTGGCAATGGTGCAATTACTGTGCTTTTCAGAAAATCTGGAATCACAGATGCCCAAGATCCTGGTGTAAAAATACAAGATTCAGTACCATTCAAGTGCAAAGTAATTGATTGGTGGCTGATTTCCAGGGACACAACTGCTGCAAATGTGAAGCTTACAAATGGAACAAATGACATCACAGCCAATGTTGCCAAGGGCACAACTGATGATGCCATTGTTGCAGGTGGAACAATTGTTGCAGAATATGATGAATTGGCTGCTGCTTCAGATTTGATTGCTTTTGCATCTGCTGCTGCTGCTTTTGACATCTTTGTGCTTGTAGAGAAGATAGCTTAATAGCTGATCTTCAAACAATAGAATAAAAGGAGAAAAACATGCCACAATATAGCGGATCATACGCAAAGCCAAGATTAGATCTTGGGCAAGCCTTTATTGAGTATGTTACTCAAACAGATGAATTTATAGGGATCAAGGCCCTTACTTTGTTTGAAACACAAAAGAAGGCTGCTGCATTCTCTGCAATTATGAGGGAATCTATAACATCTGATGCCGATACAAAACGGGCTGCTGATGGTGGTTACAACAGAGTTCAGTTGAAGGCAAAGGATAAAGATTATAATTGTAAAGAGAATGGCCTTGAGGGTCCTCTTTCTGATGATAAAAGGGCTTTGTATTCTTCTGATTTCAATGCTGAATTAGTTACCACAAATGGAATCGGTAGAAAAGTTCTTCAAGTCCAGGAAAAGAGGATAGCGGATCTACTCTTTAACACAACCACATGGACAGGTGCTGCACTTTATACGGATTATTCAAGTGCCCCCTGGGACAATGTAGCTTCAGATATTAGGGGACAGATCAGGGCTTCAAAAGAGAAGGTAAGAATCAATTGTGGCCTTGAACCTAACGCCCTAATAATCAACAAAACAAATCTTAACAGAATTGTGGCTAACACAGCCATCAATGATGCTGTTAAGTACACATCAAGGACAGCAGAGCAGGTTCTGATTAATGCACTTGCTGATATGTTTGACATTCCCAATATTCTTATTGCCAAAGGCATTAGGAATAGTGCCAATGAGGAAGCAACATATTCAGGTGCTGAAATATGGTCAGATGATTATGCTATGGTGGCGGTCATTGCTACTGATCGTGCAAACCTTGAACAACCTTGTGTTGGTAGAACCTTCCTGTGGGTTCAGGATTCGCCAGATAATCTGGTAGTTGAACAGTACAGGGAAGAAAGCAAGAGAAGTGATATTTTCAGAGTTCGCCAGTACACAGATGAGAAAGTGATTGATCCATACTTTGCCCATCTGCTGAAGGTTGATGCATAGTTCTTGTTAAAGGATGGTGGGGAGAAGCTTTCGGGCTTTTCCCCCCATCAAATTATTATGATTAGAAGAAAAAGACAGTATTTAACATTGGAAGAATTTAAAGAACAATATGCCACAAACCAAGATAACAACAAACGCTGTAAAGATAGAAAGAAAGATCAAGAAGATCCAAAAGCTTTACAGAAAGAGGATATTAAAAGCTTTAGCACTTAATATTGATGAAATAAGAACAAGGATATGGAGAAAATATATATTATCAAAGAATAGGAGTAAAAAACCACATCCTTCAAGATTAACATCAAGAACAGATACATTAGTAAACATCTTCAGGTCAGGTAAAAGATGGGATATAAAAACAAAGACGGGAAAACTATTAAATAAGAGTAGATTTTTAAGGGCAAAGATAAGGATATTAAAAGAACAGCCAGAAGTAATATACCAAGGAACATTACATGCACCTTTACCAAGCGGAAAAGATAAAGCAGCAATAAAATATAGATTATTACATGAAGAAAGGGGCCATATAAAGTCAAGAAAGAAAAGGCCTTTTTTCTTTCCTGCTGTTAAGGATCAGAAGATTAGAATGAAAGATATTATAAGAGAAAGAGCAGAAGCAGTAAGAAATGTAAGTTTATAGAAAGGAGAACAATATGCCCCCAACAGAAGATTATAGATTTGGTGAAGTGATACCAAAATCAAGTTCTAATGCTGCATTAACTGTTGCTGCTGATGCAAACAAGCAATATGCCATTACATATGTATCAATCAAAGGTGATGGTGCAGGAATGGCAGAATTAAAGATTGGTACTACTGTTGTATGGCGTGGCAGAAATGCTGCAGATTGTGCTGATGGTCAAAACTTTGGAGAAAAAGGAATCAAGAACGGTATTGCAAAAAATGAAGGGGTATCATTAGCATATACAGGAACACCACCAACAAATTATGAGCTTAATTTTGGCTTAAAAGAGATCTACCAGGTTACATAATTATTATTAATGTGGTTGGGTAGTATTGACTTATTATTTGTTGTCTGATCTGTCATTTGAAAAAAAGACTTTTTAGACAGCTAACCAGGGGAATAAAAGATGTCAAATACTATCTTTAAACGCTATTTGTTTGAAGGGTTAAATGATGAAAAAAGTATATATCTTTTTGTTCCTCTTATTTTTTATGATAAGGGGGGCAATAATGCCATCTGCCTTGAGAATTAAAGTTGGAAATTCTGAACCTAATCCATTAAAGAAAAGACATCTTACAGCCTTATGTGATGGTGCAATCTGTGATATAAGACCTGAAAATTATTTCAATGGTAAATTAACTTTGAAGCATTACGCCATCCTTATTGTTAATGATAATCTTGATCCTATAAATGATTTCAATATTAAGAAGCTATTATATGGAGTAGATAAAAATGGTAAACGCCCCTGGGATATGTTTTATGATTTACAAGATGGACCTGTAAGAAAAAGAGATTATTTTGTTGATTTAACATTATTGATGCAGGAAGGAAGAATATCTGCATCAAAACTATCAGATATTTATGATAAAAATTGTTCTGTAACACCAATAATATTGAATTGTAGTTTGGTTGATATTCTAAAACATGAAGATCAAGATACAAGAGTAAATCCGCTTAAAATGCTTTCCCCTGGTTCTACTTCTGAGGGTGATAAATATATTGGTTCAGGAAAAGATTTTGAAGATATTACTGCATTTGCTGATGATCTTATAACTTTGACTGATGATTGTAATGGATTTCATGAAAATGAAGAAACAGATTGCACATCACCATGTAATTTAGATATTGATACAAATGGATATAAATTAACATTAACAGCAAAACCAGGTTCAGCATGGGATGGAAAAAATTATGATGCATGTACTGGTGCAAGAGTAAATTATGCAAATTATGATAATGTGAAATTTACTGGTGATATTAAAAATGTAGAACTTTCACAAATAGCTTTTGATTGTAGAGGGGCTTCAAATTATAATATAGGGCTTTATGTAACAGGTTTAAATAATCAAGCTACTTTGTTATGTAATAGATGTTTATTTGAAGGTGATGCAGTAAGTACATGTGGTGTTACTACCTATCAAAATCTAGCAAATTCTACTTTTAATTTACGCAATACTGTTATTAATGGATTTTCTAAAGATCATACTACTTGGCAAAATGGTTGTGCAATAGCAACACATGGTGGATTTGCAAGTCATGCTGTAACAATGAAAACACAAAATGTAACTATAATTAAATCAACAATAGGATTTCATAGAGAGTCAACAAGTCATGGCACACATACTTTAAAGAATATTTTAGCACAAGACAATGGAACAGATTTTAATGTTTTAGGTGGTGGTGAAACAACAGCACAATGTATTTCAGAAGATAATACATCACCAACAGTAGCAAAAAGAAATCTTGATAAGCATGATAAGGTTGAAAATTGGACAAACGGAGATATGAGATTAAAAGAAAATGATGATGATATAAATGATGGTGTAGATCTTAATGCGGAATTCACAGATGATATGAATCATAATTCAGGAAGAAGGCCTGTTGGTGGGATATGGGATATTGGGGCAAGTCAATTTCAAAGAGCAGTAGCAGCAGGTAGAGGATATAAGCATTGGGAATATTAAGAAAGGAGATTAAATGCCAGAACTGTATTGGATATGGGATGAAAATAGTAAATCTACTGATACAAAAGTAGTAATAGCAAGGATAAGTGCAGATCCTGCTACAGAAGGCCACATACAAGAACTATATCCAAATGGTTGGGATTTTGGTTGGCAAGAATTAAGCTTCTTTATCTTAAAGAAAGTAAGAATTTCAAAAGCACAATATGATAAGATTGTTAACGGAAGAAAATTAAAAGTTAAATTTAAAGAAGCTGATGGTGGTTTCATATCAGATGAAGAAATGATTAAAATAAATAGAAACAGAAATATTACAACAAAAGAAAATTTTGAACAAAATGGTGATTATCCAAAAATTGATATTGTAGATCCAGTTATTGATTTATCAGGTGATATGAAAGCCCAAGTAGTAACTGCACCAAAATCATGGCAAAATGATGTTGAAATAAAAGAAGTTGATGGCGAACCAATATAATGGCTGCAACATTAAAACATATAGGATCAGGTAAAGATTTTTCTACACATCTTGCTTATAGAGATTGGCTTAATTCTACTTATAGTGGAGATCTTACAGGCCAGGGAATTCAAACATTTCATACACATGCAGGTGGAACTGCTAATATTTATGATGAACAAGTAAATTGGAGTGGTATAACATGCACAGCTTCAGATTATATTCATGGAATCAATCAAAACACATTCTTGAATGGTGGTGTTGCCACATATAGACATGGAACTGTTTTACGATCCAATGTTAATTTATATGTTCATTGGTTAGCAGAACATATGATTTTAGATGGATATAATATTAATCATGAAGGGAATTGCACATGGGGTTATGGTGGAATTACACCAAATAATGATTCAATTGTTAAAAATTGTTTTATTTCAGCACAAGCAAAAGGCCCAGGTGGGGCACATGCTTTTGGATTAGCATATCAAAACAAAACAAATATTATTGTAGCAAATTGTGTATTTTTAAAGATTGGTGGGAATGATTATTCAATTGGTGTTCATGCTTATTTAACAACTGGTTCTTCAACATTAAAAATATATCATTGTGAATTTATTGATTTATTTGCTGCTAATTCTCCTGCAAGAAATCATATTAGGGCACAAGGAAATTCAAATCTACATGTATATATCTATAATACATATTTAGATAAGCCGAAATCATATATAACAAATAAAGCTGTTAGAGAACATAATGGAACTGAAGATGTAAGATGTTATAATGTATGCACAGAAGATGGAACAGCAGATGATTATGGTGGTTCTGGAAATATTGTTAATAAGGACCCCTGGAAAGATTGTTATTTATTAGGCAATATTCCTGCATTTATTAAAACAGCTAGTGTGCTTTATCAAGCAGGATATAATCTTGATTCAGATCCCAACAAGGCACATTTCCAATATGATATTCATGGCAATTTAAGAGATCTTACACAGCCTTCAATTGGTGCAAGTGAATATATGAATATTGGGCTTCCTGATGTTACTGCCCCAGGAGTAGCAACAGATCTTACTTTAACAAATGGAGATCAAACAGGCACACTAACAGGTGACAAAATAACATTAAGATGGACAGATCCAAGTGGAATATCAAGTGGTGGTTGTAATGTCTATCTTGCAACTGCTGTTGGTGGTCCTTATGTAAAAAATAATGTATCATTGATAAGCCCAGGAACACAATTATATGAATTTAGTGGATTGCAAGATAAACAAAGATATTGGGCAAGAGTAACAGGTGTTGGTTCTAATACAGTTGAAGGCCAACCAAGCGATATGGTAACAACAGTTTGTAGATCTACTTTACAAAGCTATATTAATGAATTGCTTGAAGCCATAAGATTAAAGCTTGCAGATATTACAACAGGAAATGGTTATTTCCATACTTTATTGGCTGCAAATATCATTGTTGGAGATTTGGGAGATCTTGAACATGATAGAATGTTAAAGAATCCATCAACAAGTTACCCCTGGGTGGAAATATTAGTAGATGCAGGTAAAGGGGAAGGTCCAGTAAGTCAAAGAGATATTCAAGAAGATATTAGATTTGAATTTTATGCATACACATATGCTGCTGTTCCAAGCAGAACAGATGGTGACGATATGAAGGACTTGGTTAATTTTTGCCAGGATATTAAAACTGCTTTATTCAGTTTTCATGATGATCCACCTGTTCAAGTTAGCGATAAATTCTTACAAGTGTTAAGAGATCATGATTTTGAATTTTATTATCAGCCATTTTCAGAAAAGATAAACATGGCTGTTTTAAGGATTGGTTTCCAGATGGAAACAAAAGATACGGAGGCATAAAAATGGCAAGCACAATTAAAGTTCTAAGGAAAGTAGCGGCAAGATATGAAACAACACCAGGAACTTATTTAGCACCTACAGTTCTTCAACCATTCACTTCCTTCACAGTAGATCAAGGATTTGATATGATTCAAGATGAAGGTATTGTTGGAATTGCTGTTAGGGATCTACCAAATCAAGGTAGCAGAATGATTGAAGGGTCCTTAGTTGGTGAAATAGATTGTGGAACTATAGATCCTATTCTACACGCTGCTTTTGGTGCAAGATCTGCACCTGGAACAATAACATATACATTGCCAGTAGATAAAAATCAAATTTCTTTGAGTATTGCAGGGCTTGATTCTCAGAAATGTTATAAATATGCAGGCTGCTACTTAAAAAATCTTGTTATTGCTTCAAATGCAGGTGAGAAAGTTACATATTCATCTGAAGTTGTTGGTTGGAAAGCTGAGGTTAGGGAAGCTGTTGGAAATTTCCCATCAATTTCTACAAATCCAGATGTTGATAAAAGATTACTTCATTACAATGCAGGAGAAACAAATGGATATATAAGGATTGGGGATCATGCAGATGCCTTGGCTGCAGGTGATAATATGTTGCTTGAAAGTTTTGAAGTGGAGATTAACAACCAATTTGATAATCATTTTGCAAATGCTCAGGGAACATTACAGCCATTATCAGCACAAGCAGGAAGGCCTGAAGTCATGTTCAGGGGCAAAATTGCAAGGCATGATGCTGATACATTCCCAACATGGCGTGATGCTTTAACAAAGCTTCAGGCTGATATTATGATTTATAGATCAGCAACTGATATTCTGCAGATTCAAATTCCTAATTTTGTATTATCTGAAGTATCAATAACTGAAGATGATGTAGCAGGAATTGAATTTGTTGCCCAAGTTGGAAGAAACGGAATTGGGGCAAGTTATGAAAATGGCAATATGGCTTTCAATTCTGCTGTAAAGGCAATTCTAACATACACATAATAATATAAGTTCATAAGAACGGGGGCTTATAATGGCAGAAACAAAAAAAGTTGAAGCTATAATGGCTTTCAGGCTTCAGCCAGGTAAACTTCAAGGTGCAACAGAAGTATGGGGGGGATCTGCATCAGCACAGACTTTAGGTGCAGGCCATGCATTTCCTTATACTGAATTTTCTGTAGTTGGTAGCATTGAAATTAATGAAGATGATGCTATTGACGGGCAGGCTTACAAAGATGTTCCAAATCTTGTTCTATTAATGACGGAAGGTGATATTGGTGGATATGTCCGTTATGAAGGAATGGATAGATTACATTATTGGGGATTTGGCTTTGAAGATCCTGGCAATAGTCCACAAACCGCTTGTTGGTTCACAGTTTCTGGAATAACTACATATCCATCTGTCAATGATGTTTATAGTAATAATGGAAGTGAATTTACTATAACAGCATTGAATCTATCAGGTGGGGCAGGAACTATATTGACAAAGAGAACAAGCGGAAGCAATCCACCTGAATCTTCAGGAACATTAACAAGGGTAAGTGGTTCAGGTGATGCTTCAATTTCCTTTAGTGCCACAAGCAGTATCTATTATGCTCATTTGTTTGAACTTGATAAACATGAAAGGGAAAATGCAGAATACAGGGCTTCAAATCCAAATGAAAGAACTGCAGGAGATTGGAATTCAGCAGATAGAAAAAATAGGATGGCAACAATAGGAATTAAACGTGGCCCCAACGATCATAGATTCAGAGATTCCATGTGTAAAAGAATGAACTTCTCTGGATCTGCAGGAGAATCAATAAAATATAGTTATGGAGTGGTGGGATATAAAGAAGAAAGGGGAGATTATAGCAGTAGTTCATGGACATTTGCTGCTAATGTTGCAGGATCTGCAAGAAGGGCACTTGTAAGACATTTAACTGTGTCTTTAAAGCCTGAAGGTGGTTCCTGGGTGGATCTTGCTATTTCTGATTTTGATGTAACTGTAGATATGCCAATGCAAATTATACAAGATACAGAATCTTCAAACCGTTTGACAGAACCAGTAATGGAAGGCTTTTATTCTGTAGATTGCAATCTAACATTGGCAAGGCATAGTGTTGACACATATCTTGGTTATAGAGATAGCTTAAAACAATGTGCTGTTAAGATATGGGCAGCACTTGGATCTGCTAATAATGAATTCAGGCTTTATATGCCAAATCTTGTTGTAGCAGATTCTGAAGTAACTGATGATGATGTGCCACAAAACACAATAAGACTTGCTTCTGGCCCAAAAGATACTGGATTTGATCCATTCAGCTTATATGAAAGGCATGGATTTGCTACTGTCCAGAATGGGCCTATTTATCTAATCACAACAAATGCTAATTCCACAAATGAAATGCGGAGGGAATAGCAAAGGAAGGTCAAGGGACCTTCCAGAAAGGATGGAGAAATGGCTTTAAAGTTTGTCCCGATTGAAAGGAAGAAAGAACTGCCTTGGAAAGATGGTGCTATAATCCTTCTTGAAAGGCCAACCATGAAACAAAGATCTGCTATGATTAAAGAAGCAAGAAAAGCAGGTTGCAAAGATGATGAATCATTGGGCACTTACATGACAGAAAGACATATTGTTGGTTGGAAAGAAATTGTTGTTGCTGATCCTGATAATCCTGGAAAGACAAAACCATTGGAGTTTACAGATCAACACAGAACAGCAGTATTTGAACAACTTATGTTTGAAGCAAAAATGAGGGATGCAATTATTGAATTTATGGGTGGTGGTTTGGGAAACTTGAAATCTGGCTAGAAGCAGCAATAGATCATAAGTGGGATCTGAATAGTTGCTTTAGATGCCAGTATGACGAAGATGAAAAGTTAGAACTTGATGTAAAAACAGGCAAGCCAGTATGTGATATAACTGGAAACTGTAAGTTAACGAAAAATGCTTCAAAGCCAATAAATATGAAAAAGCTTATGGCTAACAACCATGAGCTTTATAGTTTTTGGCAAATATTTATAAGAGCATTGAACCTATCACCACTTGATGGAAATTCAATGCCAACAGTTACAATGCTTCAACATATAAGTGGTGAAGTATTCATGGAAGAAGAAGATTTTTGGCAAGCAGCAGAATATTCATTATGTTACTTGAGAAATCATATTATAGAAAAGAGAGAACAAGCAAGAAGAAAAGCTGAAATGGAAGCAAGGGCAAGGAGAAATAAGAAAAGGTAAAAGATGGCATTAAAATTAGTTATATCAGTTGATGATAAGGGTACAGCCAGAGTAGAAAAGCTTGGCAGAACTATTGGTAAAGTCAAGAAACAGACTATATCATTTGGTAAAATATTTGGGGCTGTATTCTCTGCACAGCTTGCTATGAAATTTGGCAGGGCCATGTCAAGAAGCATGGTTAATCTTGCCAAAAACATTGTAAGAGTAAATACAGAATTTGAAAAGTTCCAGGTTCAATTAGGTGTTCTCCTAAGATCTGAAGAATTAGCACAAAGAAGAATCCAAGAATATGCTGAATTCTCAGCAGTAACACCATTCCAATTAGGTGAAATTGTCAAAGCAGGTAAGGTCCTGCAAATCTTTGGTGGAGATCTCCTTGCTACAGGTGACAGCCTGAAGATGGTAGGAGACATGGCTGCTGCCACAGGAAAAGATTTTGAGAGTGTAGGCCTTCATGTAGGAAGAATGTATAGTGCATTGCAGGCAGGCAGGCCCTGGGGGAGAGCAGCACTTGCATTGCAGAGAATGGGAATCCTCTCAGGTACAGTAAGATCAAAGCTTGAAGCAATGCAGAAATCAGGGATAAGCGGTCAGGTTGTATGGGAAGAATTCACAAAGGAAATGGGCAGATTTGATGGAATGATGGAAAGATTATCATTAACTGTTGGTGGATTGACATCAACAATAAGAGATAATCTTACATTGGCAATGGTGGAACTTGGAAGATCAGGGGCTTTTGCAGAAGTAAGGAATCAGCTTAAATCCATCAGAGATTGGATGATTAGGATGAGGAAAGAAGGCAAAGTGCAGGAATGGTCCAAGATCGTTGGATTTGCAATAACAAGAATGGCTAGAGTTTTCAAAGCTTCATTTGAAGGTATTGTAAAGATAATGTTTGGAACAGCAAAAGCAACAAATGTTTTAACTGGTTCTATGAATTTTGCTTTGAATACATTTACTGCAATGGCAAAGGCTGGGTTAATAATACAAGCTACTTTTGAGTCAGTAAAATTATTGTTTGGTTCAATAGCAAGGGCCATTAATCAAGTTATTATGGGTTTAACATGGCTGATTAAAGTATTTGCTTCTGCATTTAGTAGTGAAGCTTTAAAAGATATTGAAAATATAGAAAGCATTATGAAGGAGACAGGAAAGATTCAAGAAGAATCTGCTAAAAAGGCTGCTGATTCTTGGAAACAAGTAGAAATTGCATGGAATGATATAAATAAAGCAATGAAATCTGTTGTTAAGACGGGAGAAGAAATATCATTTGAAGGTTTTGGTGGATTAGAAACATTGGAAGATCTTGAAGAATTTAATGATAAAATCCTGCAACAGCAACAAGCAATGCAGGCTTTAAGATTAGAATTAATGGAAGAAGGATATGATAAAGAACTAGAAGTTATAGGAAGATGGTATGAAGAACAATTAAGGCTTGTAGAAGGTAATGAAGAAGCAATTTATACATTAGCAGAAGTTTATAAAAAGAAAAGGGATGCATTAGATGAAAAATATTTGAATCTTAAAAGACAAAGATTAATGAATGAGATTGGCTATAATATTAATGCAGGTCAATCAATAGTTAGGAACTTAGAAACAATTGCAAGTGCATCAAAAGATAATGCACAAACAATGAAGGAAATTGCAATTGCAGAAGCCATAATAAATACTTTTGCTGCTGCAAATGCTGTATTAAGAAACTGGTCAAAATTAAATCCTGTTATTGCTTTTATTCAGATGGCAACAACTATTGGTGCAGGAATGGCAAATGTTGCAAAGATACAGGCACAGACATTCAGAACTGGTGGTGTTGTTAGGGGAACGGGATCTGCTACTGCAGACAATGTTCAAGTAAGTGCTTCCCCAGGAGAAGCTTTTTTAAGTGGTGAAGATCTTGCAAGAGTAGGTGGATTTGACAGATTAAAAGAAATAATTGATATGGGAATGCCAGGTGCAACAAGAACAATTATAATCAATAATCCTATAGGCGAAAAAGATTGGTTCAGGGATAACATTTTGCCATTATGGGCTGCTGAAGAAGGAAGGGCTTAATATGCCAACAGGACAAATTACAATTGGAACTGTAACAATACATAAAAACCCTGCATATGGAACAATATGGTGGCCTATAAGGTTTAATCAGAAAACCATTATTACTGCAGATGCCACAAGAAAAACATATGATAATGGTCCAGAAATTATTCATGGAATAATATTTATAAGAAATGTTTTAAAATTAGAAGGTGATTCTTTAAGGGATTATATAACTGATATTGCAAAATTTGGATTATATCCATTTACAATAACACCACCACCTGCAACTGATCTTGGAAATGGTGATGGCAATGCTTTATCAGTAACATATTATAATGGTGGAAGGGATCTAAAAGGCGTATTAGAGTTAATAAGGCCGCAAAGGTATAATATTAAATTCCCTTATTGGTACAAGGTGGTTTAAATGGCTATCCCTGTAGCTGATTTTTCTGGCACTCCAACATCAGGTGATTGTAAATTAACCGTTAATTTCTCTGATCTATCTACAGGTTCACCAACATCATGGAATTGGGATTTTGGGGATGGTGAATCTTCTTCATTACAGAATCCTTCACATGAATATGATTGGCCTGGTTGGTACACAGTAACATTAACTGCAACAAATGCTGAAGGATCAGATGATGAAACAAAAACTGATTACATCTATGTTGAACCAGGTATTTATGCAGGAAGGGAATTAAAATATAATGTAAGAAAGAATATGGATGAAGGGGGCCTGCTTTATTGGTATCTGTCTATTAAAAAGAATCCTAATGATTCTTGGGGATCTGGAAAAAATCAATATGTATTTGGGAATATTCCAAATTCAAGTTTTACTGATGCAAATGTAAAATCATCATTGATTTCTATAGGTTCAATAGATCAAAGAGGGAATATATTTGATTCAATGTTGGCAAGAATAGGTGATGTTGATGTTAGATTGGAAATATTATCAGGAGATATTAATGATAGGCTTGATGAATTTGTAGGCCATAAATGTGAAATAAGATGTGGTTATGGTTCTACAATGTCTGAAGCTACAAGTGATGTTATTTTTACAGGAAAAGTTGTTGGAATAAGATTAGGGCGTGATGAAGCTATATTAACAATAAGAAGCTTGGGAGAGTTAAGAAATAAAATTATAGGAACAATTCTTGATGATACTGCTGAAGAAAGATTCAGGGGAAAGATGATTCCTATTTCTCATGGGAATTGGACAGATGAAGATGCTTATTTGCCTTGTGTGGTAACAAGTGAAATTGCAAATAATCCAGATTTTGAATTTGATGATTTGGAATGGAAAGATCTTCAGGAAATAAGGGTTTGGGATAATGACGCAAAACAAGCATATAAGATCAGGTCAGATGTAACAGAACATTTCATCTTTGAAGTAAGTGGCATCACAAATGAGCCAGGCCCAGGGGATATTTATTCTAATAATTCAAGTGAATTCACCATATTAAGCAAAAGCATTTCAGGTGGATCTGGAACATTGGCTTGTGCAAGAACATCAGGCACAAATGATCCTTTATCTTCTGGAACACTTACAAAAGTAACTGGTGAAGGTGATGCATCAATATCATTTAGTGAATGGAAGATCAGTTTGGGCTATAAAGTGATAGGAAATGAAAACAAGATCATGTTGGGATTTGATACAAAAGCCCAAACAGCAGAAGAAGTTAATGCAACAGAATATCTGATTGATGTTGATGATGCAACAAAGGTAAAAGCAAATTATAATGATGAAGTATCAAGCGAGAAAACAGAAGCTGTTATATTAAGAATTGGTGATGAATTGATGTATCTGTGGAAAATAACAACAAGCCCACATAGAATATATGTTGATAGAAATTACAAGAACAAAACACCATTGGCTGCTGATAGAACACATGCAAATGGGGCAACAATATATAAGATGAATCATGAAAATGTAAGAAGGCTTGCAGATTGTGAGCATATTTTTTACCCTTTAGAAATCGGATTTCCAAGAAATGAAGAAGCAGGTTCTTCATATCAATTATATGAGAAGAACACAGCATCAGGATTATATATCAATATTCTTGATAGGGATACATCAACTTTTGCTGAATTAAGAAACACAAAAACAAGCTTTACTGCCCCCCCTGATTTCAAAGTGAACAGAATGGATCTTCACTTTCAACAAATAGGGATTAGTGGGCAGATCCTTGTGATGTATCCAAATCTGAAAGCAACATGCTATACATTGATTGATGAAGTGAATGCATCATATCCTGTTGATACAGCACAGAATGTTCTTCAAGTAATAAAGAACAAGCGTGAAGATTCTTCTGATGATTTAATACCAATTCTTGAAGCTGATGATTTCCCACCTGCGGGATCTGCTGTTACTGATTCAATCAATAATATTGATGGTGCAGATAATATATATAAATTGAATTTTGGTGGTATGGGAAAGGCAGGGCTTGGTGGATATTATAACGATATAACATTATCTGATATTAATGAATTATCTGATTCTTGCTATTCAATATTATGCAAAATAGATCCTTCAGCACACAAAACAACTATTCGCACAACAATATATTTGTTTGCTTTAAGAATCAACTTTGCTGTTGATTTGTATGAACATCTTCCATATGCAAAAGCAGAAGCAAGAAAGAATCCTGGTGGATATTTCAATGGCACTTCAGGCACATTAATACAGAATCCAAGTGTAGTTCTTGAAGATATTATGAGAAACGATATTGAAGATGTATCTGCTTCAGATTTATCAGAACCTTTCTTTGATGAAGCATATACAGAAAGAAATACTGATAATTGGAAAATGGCAAGTGTATTTTATAATGAACCAAAGAAGATGCGTGATGTAATTGGTGAAATATGTAGTGATGGCAGAATTCTTTATTTTGAAAGATATGATGGTGATATTGCAATTGCACATGATGAATATGCAGGTGGATCTGTTTTAAGAACTTTAACGGAATCAGATATTGCAATAGATAATGAAAACAGGGCAGTATGGAAAGCAGGCTATTCTTCTTTAGATGATGTTTATACAAGAGTAGAAGTTCATTATAAACCTATTCTTCCCCAGGAAAAAGACAAGGCTTTTAGTGAAATAAAATTCTGTCAAAGAACAAATGCAACAGGAACAACAAGTAATTTTGATAGTGAAGAAGCCACATACAAGGCAAGATTAGAAACAGCTTTTGATAAGATCAATGAAGATAGGACATTAATTTATTATGCCTGGCATATACGTGATGAAGCATCGGCAGAAAAGCTTTGTAAAACCCTTATTAATTGGCATTACAAGCCATTAAGGTTATTAGAACTTATAGTGCCATATGTAGGAATAGCAATTGAAATGTGGAATAGAATAAAAGTAAATGTTGATGTTATTCCAACAGAATTTGATGGTAATGGTACAGTAGGATTCCTTGTTTATGGAAATAATATTATTCCAAATGTCAATGATAGAGATCCTAAAGTAACATTGAAACTTATAGAGATTGATAATAGCGTATAAGGAGATAGATATGGAACAAGAATTGAAAGAAGCTTTTACTGATTTGAAGAATGATTTTACAGAAAAGCATAATGATCTTAAACAGGATGTGAAAAGTATTGATGATAAAGTGGATAAGCTACAAAAAAAGATGGCTTTTCATGAAGGCAAGCATTCTGAAATGGATAAAACACTTGATGGCATTAAGAAATCTTCCACAGTTAGAGGATCCACAGGTGGTGGAGTATCAGGCATTATAACTTCTATCATTGTTAATTTGGTTAATCATTTTCTTTTCAGGAGGGATGGTTAAATGCCAGACATAGATAAAAAGTTATTGAATCCAAATTACAGAGTAAGATTTATTAATCCACCAAATGGAGATATTCCAAGTTTTTTTCTTCATGAACTAAGATGCCATACAAAAGAAGGGGACCCTTGCCCACATTGTCATGGATCAGTTGTTGTAATTCCATATGGATTGGAATTGCTTAATAATTTAAGAACAATGGTTTATTCATATAATGAAAATACTGGATCTCCCAGGGGATTAAAGATCAATAGATCATATAGTTGTGAAAAACATAATTCTGAAATCCTAAATGCTTCACCAAGATCAGTTCATATGTGGGGTGGGGCATATGATATAGATTCAGATTATAGCAATATAACACCGCTAGAAATGGCTAAAATGGCTGAAGCTGCAGGATTCAAAAGAATAGGAATATATGATTGGGGGATCCATGTAGATATTGGTTATGAATTAGGAATAAGGCCAAGTCATGCAAAGTGGGGAGATTGGGGGGAATAATGATAGAGTACGAAAAGAGAATAAATCTTATTGTCTGTCATGGTGTTGGTAACTGGTATTATGAAGATGGAAAAGCTGAATGGTTCCAACCTATGTATAAGAACATTCTGAATTTTTCAAGTAAGATCTCCAAAGGGAAGATCACAGAAGATTTCTTTAATGTATATTCTGTTGATTGGGGCAGTAAGGCCCAGGTGATTCAAGATATATTCAGAGATAAATACAGAACTGCCATAGAAAAAAATAAATCTGGATTTGGTCCCTGGAATTGGTTAATGAATAAGATTACAAAAGGTGCTAGTGATGCTATAATATCAAGTATTGGTGATGTGATAATGAGTTTCAATGAAATGCAATGGAAATTTTTCAGGGGAGAAGTAAAAGAAACATTGAAAGCTGCTGTTATTGAATCACAAAAAAGAAGGGAAATTGATGGACTTCCAGAGAATAGCCAGACATTAACAATTCTTGTAGGCCATAGCTTGGGATCAATAATCCTTTTTAAATTCTGTCATGAAATTGGAAGAAATAGTTTCAATACAGATCTAATTGAAAAGACAAGAAAAGGATTGAAGTTTAATACTCTAATCACATATGGTAGTCCATGTTCATATTTTGATTGGCTTTCAGCAAGTGGTATAAAACCCAAATTTCCAGAAGAAGAAATATTAAATATTAATCCAAAATGGATAAATTTTTATTCTGTAAGAGATCCACTTTCATCACCTATCGTTCCATTCTTTACAGATTTTTATAAAGAAACGGAAGTTGAATTGTATGATAAACATATATGGTTTTTGGGGAAGAAAAGAAATCTTCCATTTGTTGCCCACACAAAATATGCAACTTCTAGGAACTTGGGAAGGATTATTGGTTTAAGAATGTGGGATCTTTATAAAGCATTACACAATGAAGCGTGACCATAGATGAAGCCAAGATTACCAATACAATATTGATTCTTGGGGGTATCTATTTAACACGATTGGGGAGGCTTTCAGCTTCCCCTTTTTTTCATGACGTAATGAAAAAGTGATATTGTAAGTTAAAGTAAAACTTTATCTAGCCTATAAAAAGCCCTTATTTTAGGCTTATTTACAAGAAAAATGCAATGACCCCTATTTTTTTACTTGACAATATTTATTCCATGAAGTAGAATGCAGTTAGTTTAAAAATCATAAACGGGGGGTCTAAAATGAACCAGTTACACCAAGCAGTAAATCAAACCAGAATGAAGAAGATGGATTATTACAATGCCATCTGCAAGAGAAACAAAGAAGCATCATTTGTTGCCAATGTTATTATGAATTGGCACAGAAATCCTGCAACAAAACTGAAAGGTCTTTACAATCTTCTGAATGCAGGCCACAAGGTAAGGTTTCCAGAATTTTCAATCAATTCACTTGTGATTGATGGCGTATCTGCTTCATGGATTGTATTAGATGAATGGGCCAATAGGAAAAGGTAGAATCTTTATGGTGTCCTCATCAAACGGTGGGGACAACATAAGGGTTTTGCATAGGGCAAACCCAAAAAGACGGGGGGAAACAAAATGAAGAAAAAGAAAGTTTTTGTGGTTGGTAGAATAGATGATGATGGATTATTAGTTTTAAAAGATGTAAAGGCTTTCAAAAGTGTAAATAGTGCAAATGCATGTTATGAGAAGATGGAAAAGATTCACCAAGTATTCACAGTAGAATTAGTAGTTAACGATTAACCACAAACAAAGACGGGGGGTAGTAAAATGAAGAAAGAAAAAAAAGCATTGGTGGCAGTAACAATTGGATTTGAAACGGTTTTAGTTGAAATGACGGAAGAAGAAAAGAAAAAGTTGGGGAGTATAGTTAATGCTTTTTTTGGCAAGAAGCATTTTGAAGGTTCTATATAGGGCAAAACCAAAAAGACGGGGGGAAATATGAAGCCAGGAGACATTGTTGAAATTTATCAAGGCCCAAACACAGAATCAGATTCTGAAGGTAAAGCAAGACTTATTAAGAAGATAGATGAAGTAAAAGCATATGGCCTTGAGTATTGGGAAGTAGAATTTGTTAATCAACCAATTGCAAGATATTTCAGGTGGATCAAAGTAAAGACGGGGGGTAAAAATGAGTAAAGCAGTTAAAAAGGCTGTATTAAAGAAGATGGCAAGAAGCAAGAAATACAACAAAGATGGATCTATTAGATGGGATAAAGATAGAAATGTAAAGACAAGAAAGATGAAAAGAAAAACGCAGCCAGGCGAAATCGTTTATGATATTGTGGAAAGAAAGCCAAGTATTTTTCAAAGGATCATTCAGTTTTTCAAAAGGCTATTCAAAATATGACTAGCATATGGGCATTGTCCTTAGCCTACCAAGTCAAACTGGTTCGGCTTGAAAGACTCCCCGTCGGGGCAATGCCCTTTCTTTATTTGAAAGGAGAAGGAAATGAAATTCAGCGAATCAGTAGCATCACATTGCAGATATGGTGATGTTGCAGAAGAAATATGGAAAGATTGGAATATTATATGGGAAGATTCAGTTGATGATTATCAAGGCCATGCAAGCTTTGTTTTGGAGAAAGATGGTAAATATGTTTTTTATGAATGGTGGTATGGATCTTGTTCAGGATGTGATGGTTGGGAATCACAAGGCTTAACTGGTGAACAAATTGAAAAAGAAATGAGAGAAACAGCTTTATGGTTAGATAGTAAAGAAGATTTGTTTAAGTGGCTTAATATGTTGGAAGGAACAGTACCAATAAGCCAATACAATGAAATGGGTGGTGGTGGTTTTGGTGCTTGCCTTGATATTCTTTCAGGTGGATTGGTTCAAAGAATAAATGCAATAAGAAAGCATTTTGGTTTGAGAGAATATACAAAAGAAGATTTTGATAGAGTAGTAAAAGAACAAGAAGAAAAACAGAAAGAAAAGAAATAAAAGAAAAGGCCTAAGATTGAAAGTCCTAGGCCTTTAGGTGAAAATGAATGGCTTACTGATCGCAAAAGAAGAAAGTAATTATATATTTACCAAATCTTGACTCTATGTCAAGTGCAAAGAAGAAGGGGGAATAAAATGGCAAAGCAGGGATCTTTATTACCAAAGGAGATCACAAAGGCAGTTTCAGGCTATCCAGAAAATCAGATATGGCTTCTGTATGGTCCACCAAAAGTAGGAAAGACAACATTGGCTGTGGAATTTCCAAAGCCATTGGTTATAGATCTTGAAGGTGGGGCACACTATATTGATTGCTATAGGCTGAACCCAAAGAACGGTGAAGCACTTCACCACATCCTTGATGAATTGGCCCTAGGCGGTCATGGCTACAAAACACTTGTCATTGATACCATTGATATTGTCAATGATTGGGTGGAAAGATTTGTGTGTGGAAAGAAGAATCAGAAGCAAATGGGAGAAGGGGCATATGGTTCAGATTGGGCAATGGCAAGGGATATGGTCCTTTCTTTTGTAGAGAAGATCAGGGCATTCAATATGACAAAGATCCTGATTGCACACAGCAAGCTTACAGTAACGGAAGATGGCAAGTCAGGAGTAAAGACAATAGACCTTCCTGGGAAGCTTGCAAGATTCCTTTCAGCCAAGGTTGACATCATTGGTTATTTATATGGAGAAACAGAAGAAGGTATCATAAAGCGTAAATTAGCCTTCCTAAGCCATGAGGGAGTAGAAGCAGGTACAAGGGTCCCCGAACTTGATGGTAAGATCATAAACCTTGAGAAAGGGGCAGGATATAAGGCAATTTTAGGCTGTTTTGAAGGAAATGAGCAGGGTACAAGCCAAAAACAGGCCAATGCCAGTACGGGAGTATCAAAAAAGGCAGGAAATGCCCCCAAATCGGCTAATTCAGCTTCATCTAAATCTAAGGTAAGCAAGCAGAAACAGGCCGCCATTGACAAGGTTTTGAAAAGGGTCCAGGAAGTAGGAGTAGATCCTGCCGCAGCAAGTGATTATTTTGATACCCTTTTTAAAGGTGGTTGGCAAAACATTTCTGTTGATAAGATCAAGAATAGCATATGGGTGGCTTTCCTTGATAATGATGAAAAGGTAGAAAGGTTCAAGCAAATTTTATCAGATTACAATGGATAAAGATCCTTTCTCTGAAGCTTTTGGTACACATACCAGGACACATGGCAGGGATGATTTACCCGTCATTCCTGCCTGTGTCAAACCAAGGAAGCAGCAATTTTTGTGTGAGATCTGCAGGGAAGATGTTCATCTTTATTTGGCTTACTATGTTAAAAGATATTATGGCAGCAACAAGATTACAATTGAAGCAATTCTTAAAGAAGAAATTAAAAACAGTTTATTTCCAAAAGGAAAGTTCGTTGATCGTTATTTATGCTGTGGGAAATGCTTGGATAGTGTAAGGGAAATATTCAGCAAAACAAAAGAACCTTATGAAGATATTGTTTATTTCCATATTGATGAACTTGTTAAATGGAGTAACAAAAGAATTGGAAGGTTTTTCAGCTTGTATAAAAAAGAAAGAAATAGCCTGAATAAAAATGATGAATATAGAAAAAAGATTTGGAATTGGATCATAAAAACTAGGGCCATATATGGCATGGTAAATGGGAAGGGGTAGAAATGAAAGCAATTGAAAAAGCAGAAAAATTCTATGATAACAATAAAGACAAGAAAGAAGATATACTTGCTTTCCTGGTAAAAGCTTTTCTATGGAATGATCTTGTTATGCAGATTCAACAAGCAAAGAAGGTTGTTACTGAATGCAAGATGCTATCAGTAAAAACCAAAAAAGACATTTCTGCAGCACAGTATTTAGGCCAAGAAAATGCATATGATCAGGTTCTTCATTTCATGCAGATATTAGAAAGGAATGAAAGGCTTGATGAATATGCAAAGTTTGCAGCATTAAGCCCAAATTATGAAGTAATGCCACAACTGCCTGATGAGATAGATTTGACAGAATTACACATGGAAGATCTATCAAAAGAAAATGTATTGTTAAAGCTTTATCATGGCTACAATAATCTTGTTGCTTATTTAAAATCAAAGGATGGTAAGAAATGATAAGATGGGTTAAATGGTATATCAGGTGGTTCAGGCGTGAAAGAGCATTGAAACGTGTTATGAAAGCACAGATATTATTGAATGACTTTGATAATTATATGAAAAGGGCAGGATATTCAAGGCAGGAAAGAAGAAGGATCTGGCGTGAATTTGCAAAGAATAAGGACCTTATTTTTAACAGATTGAAAGATGCTGTTAGTAGGGCATAGAAAATGGGGTGGTTGCATGGAGAAAGGTTTGATAGTTAGTGAACTGGCTGAAAGAATATGTTGATTTTGCATCTGAAATGACAGATGCCCCCAGGATCTATCATGAGTATATAGGTATGACAGTTCTGGCAACAGTTATGGGAAATCATTATTATATGCCATTTGGTGCAACAGAGATCTTCCCAAATCTCTGGACAATACTTATAGGACCTTCTTCAGCATACAAGAAATCTACCTGCATTGAAATTGGTGAACGTCTGTTAATGAGATTAAGAAAGAATCATGTTTATGACAATGAATTTAGTTATGAACAGATGATTAAAATGTTGGCTGAAAGGCCATATGGTGTGTTTGTATGGGATGAGTTAAAGAACCTATTAGATCTTATGGACAGAAGTTATATGATAGGAACAAAAAGCATATTAACAAAGTTCTTTGCCTGCCCACCAAGATATAGAAGAACGATTAGGAATGAAGAAATAGAAATCAACAGGCCTTGTTTCAGTATGATGGCAGGCACAACATTGGCTTGGTTTTTAGGTGGAGTAAAAGAAGGTGATTTTTCAGGTGGATTCTTGCCAAGGTTCTTATTAATCCCTGCTACAAAAAGGCCAAAACCTAAGCCTTTTCCACCAACAGAAGATGCAGATAAAAGGGATAAGCTTGTAAGATGGCTTGCAGATCTAAGTTTAAAAGAAGATCAGACAGTATATAATTTTGATAAAGTAAAGAATATCTATATTGAATGGTTCCATAAGTTTGATGCAAAGCATTGTGAAGAAGGAGTAATGTCTGCTTCAGCACATAGGCTGCAAATCTATGTTTTTAAGTTTTCAATGATTCTACAAAGGGCAAAAAACAAAAATCGTAATATAGAAGAAGATGTTATTAAGGATGCAATTACAAGAGTGAACTGGTTAGGATGGCAACTTGAACATATGGAAAAAGAAGAAATCACATTTGATAAATATCAAGAGAACACAAAGAAAACATTGAAAGCAATCAAAGCAGGTAAAAGAACAAAGAGTGAACTATTAACATCAACTAGGATTACAGCAAAATATCTTGATATTGCTTTAAAGGATCTTATTGCCAGGGAAAAGATAGAAAAGGTGTATGATGATAAAATTAAACCTGGTAGGAAAACAGAAATCTACAGGGAAACAAATGGAACATAAAGATTTGAAAATTAATTATTGTGTCAAAGCTTTATTATTGGAATATTATATTATTAACGGTTATTTACATTGTAATAATAGTTTGAATAATAGTTTGAAATTCAAATCAATGAATAAGTATCAAGAGTGGTTATGATTATTATGGCAAAGAAACTATCAAAGAAAGAATCAAAGAATAATATTTTGAAAGTTATTCAAAAGTTATTAACAGTTTATCCACAATCTGTTGATAAGAAAAAATATAATAATAATGGATTGATATATGTGGATATTATAACTTATCCACATATTCACAGGACCTACTGTTTCTGAAAAAGAATAAAATCTTTTATATTAATATGTATTTTTTCATTACATAATGAAAGAAAGGTGAAGTATGGGGAGATATGCAAGGAATACAAGAGTAGATTTTAGAAAGTCTATAATGGATATTGAAAAAGAACTTACAAGATTTGGGGCATCTAAATTTGCGTATATAAGAGGGGATTTATCTACAGCTATTCTATTTGAATATCATGGAAAGGCAATAAGGATGCAACTTGAATTACCTAATATGAGTGATGATGAATTTAAGCTTACACCAACAGGAAGAAAAACATCAACTGAAAATCAGATTAAAAAATGGGAACAAGGAATAAAACAAAGATGGAGAGCATTATTATTATTGGTAAAGGCAAAACTAGTAAGTATTGAAGATGGTATAAGTTCTTTTGAAGTTGAATTTTTACCATATATTGTAACAAGCAACAGAAAGACTATAGCAGAAAACATAGTACCTAATTTGGATAAAGTTAATAATAGTAATATGTTAGAATTTTTTGGTTAATTAACTGAAAGGAGAAGGAAATGGTAGCAAAACAACCTAAAGTATTATGGAAACATTCATTTGGGCAGGAAAGATTCAGGGCAATAAAATACATAGTAAAAGGAAAGGAAAGGGTAGGTATTGAAATCTATGCAGATAAAGATCTTATGGGAAATGAGATTTGGCTTGATGTTGAAGTTGATAAAGATCTGAGATTGTTTAAATGTGCAATGGAACATTGGTTCTTGAATTGCTTAACCATACAAGAGAAAAAAGAAGATCCTGAAAAGAAATGAAATAAAGGTATTTGCTCATAAAGGCTTTATTTCTGGCAATCAGGGATGTATGGAGACAGTTTTTAGATATACAAAGGGATTTGAACCATATGAACAAAATAATGAAAGGAGATTCAAGTGGCAAAGCAAGGAAGGCTTCCAGGCACAGGCAGCAAAGATCCAGTAGGTAAGGCAGCAGAAAGATATGTAGGAGTTAAAAGTGAACGTGATGCTTTGAATGACAAGCTGAAGCAAGCAGAACAGGCCTTGATTCATGAAATGCAGATGGCAAAAAGAAAGAGTATTAAGGCTTCTGGAATGACATTGACGTTGAACCATGCAAATGCAAAGGATTCTATATCTGCAAAAGTAACAAGGCAGAGTGAAAAGAAAAAGGAGTAGTGCTAAAAACTACTAATCTCTATTAAATTAGTATTTAGGGCCAGTAGATCAACAGGATAGATCAACAGACTTCTAATCTGTAGGTTAAAGGTTCAAATCCTTTCTGGCCTAGGAAAGGAGAATGAAATGGTAGGCAAAGAAAAAGTATTTGAAATTGAAGGAATGAACAATACTTGGATAGAAGAAAACGTAACAGAAGAAAAGCTTAATGAAGTATCAAAAGAAAACAAAGATCAAAGGGGTGTTGATCTCTTTTGGTATAGAAAGATGATGTTTGCAGATATGTTCCTTGATAGAGAACTAACAGAATTGAACGTATATCTGTTTGAAATTCAGAAGAAAGTCAAAGAAAAGATAGCCAGTAAACAGGCCCAAAAAGACAGAGTAAGGGAAATCATAAAGCAATCTATCAAGCTTAATCCCAACATCAAGCCAACAAGTACAGGTGGCAAAAGCGTAAAGGTTCCTGATGTGGGATCTATATCTCTATCAAAGAAAAAGCCTACCATTACGTGGATAGATGAAGAAAAGATAATGAAGAAATGGAAAAAATGTATCAGAATCATACCTGAACAAAAGGTGCTTGATAAGAAGAAAGCAAAAGAACATTTTGAAAGCACAGGTGAAATCATTAAGGGTGGAATGTCTGTTGATTTCAAGCAATCATTAACAATAAGGACAAGTTAATAATGGGGGTAAAAGGGGAAAGGTTTATAAGTGCTTCGCATACACTTATACATGTTGTCTCATACATGACCTTCGCCTTTCCCCTTTCCCTGGTAAGGAGAAATAGAATATGAAATATGTAAAGGCAGCAATAGTGATTCTTTTAATGGGCTTTGTAATAATCATGTGCTTCTGGCCTGTATATGATGAAATCAGTTGGGCAGGAAAGCTTTTTGATCCAATGGTTAAACCTATAATGAATATCATAGGCTGCTTTGCAATCATTGTTATTGTATCTGTGATTTTTATGATATTTCTAGGATAATGAAAGTAAAACTTTGCCCAAAATGTAAAGGCAAAGGATGCAAATATTGTGAATATGAAGGCATAACAGCAAAAAAGAAAGGTGGTAAAAAATGAGTAATGGAAAAGAATTGATGGTAACAGGCAACAATTTAGTAACACAGAAATATTGCAAGTTCACACCTGAAGGCCTGGTAATTGACAAGGCAATATCTTTGCCAGAATGGATGGATTTGATGAGTATATTAAAGAGTGTTGTTGATCGTGGGCAATTCTGGCTTGGTGATGCTATGAGATTTGGGGTAGGTAAATTTGGGGAAAAGGCTTATCAGATAGCAGAAGCCACACACAGAGAATATGGGACTCTTGCAAATTATCAATCCGTAGCAACACATGTTCCACCTGAAAACAGGAACAAGAATCTTTCATTTTCCCATCACCAGGCTATTGCAAAGCTTGATGTAAAGGATCAGAAGAAGTACCTGGATCTTGCAGAGAAAAAGAAACTATCAGTATCAAAACTGCGTGAAGTGGTTGATGAGGATTTCCCTTCAAAGAGAAAATCAAGCAAGCCAAAGAAGCCACAGGGGAACACAACAGATGATATATTAGGAAGATACAGGGATGGATTAAAGAAGCTTCTGAAACAGAAAAAAGGCAGGCCTATCAGAATCATCATTGAAGATATAGGCAAGATCCTGAAAGGAGAAGATGTATTCAAGTAATGAATATATTTAATAAAATAAAGAAACGGTTTCAAAAACGTGATGATAAATCACCTACAATAACAGTATGTCCACATTGTCATAGTAAAGATATATTTCAAGCAAAAAGAATGGAATGTATATGGCAATGTAGAAATTGCATGAGATTGTTTAATCATCCTGAAACACGTATTGCAAAACCACCTAAATGGGATTGGAGAAACAGAAAACGTGTTTTTGATCCAGAATTAGAGTGGGAAATTGATTACATGATGCAAACAGGTGAAGATATACAGAAAAGAATTGATAAATTATTAAAGGAGAAATCATGAAAATATATGTAGGAATAGATCCAGGCTTTACAGGTGGTATAGGTGCAATTGATGAATCTATGAATTCAGTTGCAGGCTATAGGATGCCAGTTATTGATATTGGCAAGTAGATTTATTGCAAAAGATATGAAAGCTCATTTGACACGTTTAGATGCAGGTGAATTACTCTTGTCCCATCCAATTTATAGACAACCTGTAAAGATCGAGTTTCCGCGTCCAGCATACCAATCGATAGGCCACTAGCGAAGAATGACGATAGTTAGAGAAAAATACCCAATTAAGGAGCAGACAGGATGGAAATGGTGGGTAACCTCTCGACCTTTAACAAATAAATTAATTCATCGTTGGTTGATTTTCCCTCATAGTTTTACTAGCGAGCTTGTACATACATTAATTGAAGAATGGGATTTAGATAAGAGATCTCGGTTGCTCGATCCTTTTGTGGGTGCTGGGACAACACTCTTAGCTGCAAAAGAAAAAGGAATCTCTGCAACTGGTTATGACTTGTCGCCGTTAGCTGTGCTTGCGTCTAAGGTTAAGCTTACCAACTTCAATCTAAGGCATTTGAAGGCATCTTGGGGTTCACTAAAATCTACTATTGATACAAGTAAATGGAATGGGACAAAGAAAACTTATCCTGATTTAATATATAAGGCGCTACCCGGGAAGATGCTTGGGACTTTCGAATCAATTTTGACAGATATTGTCAACCTTAGAACATATAAAGCTGAGCGAGATTTCTTTAAACTTGCTTTGTTGGCAACGATTCCGGAATACAGTAGAGCTGTGTCTAGCGGAGGATGGTTGAAATGGGTAAATAAAAGTAATAGATCATCTGGAATTATGCGTGACTTTTCGAAACAAGTGAATCTCATGATTGAAGATGTTGAAGATTGCGGGATTCATCAACAAGGAAAATGGTGTGTTAAGAATTCGGACGTGCGTGCCCTACCTGATAAAGAAAATACATATTCAGCTGTGATTACTTCACCTCCGTATCCTAATCGACATGATTACACAAGAGTTTTTAGCGTTGAGTTAATGTTCGGATTTCTCTCTTGGCATGATACCCGAAGGTTGCGCTATCAAAGCTTTCAGTCACACCCAGAGTCCCATCCGAATAGGCCAAGGAGTAACGGTTACAAGGAGCCAATAATACTTTCTGATGTCATAAACAGAATCCAAATGAAAAAACACGAAGTACGGATCATTGAGATGTTAAGAGGTTATTTTTTAGATATTTCTTGTGCGTTAAGTGAAATAAAGAGAGTATGTAAAAATAATGCAAAGATTGCATTTGTTGTTGGTAATGCTCAGTATTATGGGGAGCCTATTGAAGTTGATAAACTGACAGCCGAAATCGGTGAACAGATTGGATTATCTTGTGAGAAAATAATAGTGGCTCGATACCGTGGCAATAGTGCACAGCAGATGAAAATGTATGGGAGGATTCCATCTCGGGAGAGCGTTGTTATTCTTAGAAAATGATTATTGTATCAGGTATTTAAATCTTAAGTAGTTTTACCAATAAAAAGAAATGGTATGATGAAAACAGAATCAGGGACATTCTAAAAGGCTTTCAGGATGCAACAGACTATGTGCAAGCTATTATTGAACAGCAACACACATTCCCAAAACAGGGCATTGTGGCTACAGGTAAGCTTATGTGTGGATATGGCTTATTAATGGGGCTTTGTGTTGGCCTGGGGATTCCCTATATAACACCACCACCAAGAACATGGACAAAGACAGTTTATAGTGGTATTATTGGGGAAGGTAAAGGCAGATCTATTCTTGCATGTGAAAGGTTGTTCCCTGATGTGGATCTTACACCAGGAAAGCTAAAGAAGCCACATCATGGAATAGCAGACGGTTACTTGTTAGCATATTTTGGAAAGATAAAGGAGATAGGATAATGGATTATATGATAATCAAGAACGCAGTAATTTATGTTGGTCCAGAAACAAAGATTGATGATTGCATATATTTTATTAATTGCACATTCATCACTTGGGGAAAAATAAGCGTTGAAGAAATGAAAGCAGCAGTTACAAGTTGGGTTCGTTGTGAATTTGTTGATGATATTAAAAAAGCAAAAGGATATGGTAAATAAAACAAAGATAGAATGGTGTGATTATACCTGGAATCCCATTACAGGCTGCAATAATGGCTGTTGGTATTGTTATGCCCGGGAACAGCTTTATATCCACAAGGTTTTCAACCAACATATCATCCTAAGAGATTAGAAAAACTGAAAAAGATCAAGAAGCCAAGCAAGATATTTGTATGCAGCATGGCAGATTTGTTTGGTGATTGGGTTACATATGATGTCATTCATAAAATTCTTGATACATGTAAAGAATATCCACAACATAGATTTTTATTTCTTACCAAAAACCCTTATAGATATATGGATATAGTTTTTCCAGATAATTGTTGGAAAGGTGTTACTATCACAGGAGAAGTAGCATATTTACATATTAAGAAGATTCTGAAGCCAAATGAAAATTGTTTTGTAAGTGTAGAACCATTTTTAAATAGAGTGGATCATATAATACCACCTGTTAAATGGCTTATTATAGGTGCTATGGAAAGGCCTTGCAAAAGACAACCAAGAAAAGAATGGCTGAATGTATTAATTGATAAAGCAAAGGCGTATAATATCCCAATTTTTATGAAAGACAATTTAGATTATCATAATGAAAAGAGATTAACGGAATATCCAGAAGAATTGGAATTTGAAATATAAAAAGGAGATTAAAGTGGAAATAAACAAAGGATATAAATTAGTAAGAAAAATTGATAATAAATATTATTCAGCAATTGTATATGATTCTTCAGGATGTGTTAATTATATTAAAAATAAATGGACAAAACCAAATTACAATTGTGGATATTTAGCTATATTTCAGGATTTGGTTTCAATAAATTTATTTTTTACTACAAACAGAACAAAACTTGTTAAAGACAAATATTGCATTTTTGAATGTGAATATGAAGAAGCTTGTTATGAAAAAACAATGAAAGATAACATGTATTTTTATGATAAATATAATGGATTACGTGTTTTAATTAAAGACAATTTTCCATATGGCACAATATTGGCAAAAAGAATAAAGTTAATAAAAAAAATCAGTTATAAAGAATATATAAAAAGAAGTAAGTTTATTCCAGTTTAACAACAGAAAGGAGAATAATATGAAGTGCCCAAGATGTGGAAAGAAGCGTCAAGAATCAGAAGTAAAAGGTCAGGTGGAAACACACAATTTGCTTAACAATAATGTAGTTGTTAAGCTTTCTGATAATTTGTGTGAAGGCTGCCGCAAATCAATTGTTGATTCAGTTGGTAAGGCCCCTAAAGCTTCAAAGAAGAAAAAGGGATCTAAGTAATGAATCAGCAAGCTAGTAAAGGTGGAAGTGGAGAACATCAAATAGTTACACCTGAATTAATATTAAAGCAAATAAAAAATGAGTTAAAATCATTAAGTGATGCACTTGCAAGGCTTTATATTATTTTGCCAGGTGGAATGACATTAACAATTCCTGTTTACGAAAAAAAGCTTATTGTTACTTTAAAACCACAGGATCATCAAATTGGTGTTCTCCACATCACTAAGCCTGCAATGTCTTTAAGTACAGATCTTGTAATTCAAATGACTCCACAAGAAAAAGGTAAAAATAAAAAATGATAGATGGGGAATGCAGATCTTTAGAACATCCTGTTGTTGGTTGTGTTGATTATGTTCCAGGAGAAGCTATTGATGAAAAATTTGAACAATTTAGAAATGAAATAGCAGAAGCACAACTATATATGAGAAGAAAAAATGCTTGTTTATATCTATTATGTGCAAAGCCCTGGAAAAGAAATCTTATATTGAAATGGAATTGGATTACAGGATTATCAATATATGAGGACATTCCAGATTCAGTAAGAGCAGATAGGCAAAGAAGAAAAAGAATTGAATGGCTAAAAGAAAAAATCAATCCAATATATATCAAGTTATTTGCAAAGATTGCCAATGTTCCTGAAGAAGATATAAGGATTGAATTTAATGAATTTGGCTTTATTGATCCAATTATTTATTCTGATAAAGAATCATTATATAAATCAGGATATGATTTAGACAAAGAAGAAGGTGATGAAGATGTCATGTAAAAAATGTGGTGATGATATTGCACAAACGGTTAAATATGCAAAGATAGTTCAAAATGATTATGATGGATCATGGCAAGAACCAGTTGTTATAACAGAAGAAAATGAACTTTGTTATAATTGCCAAGAAGTAGCAGAATTGAAATTAACTTTAGCTTTAAAAGATTAATTTCATTATGTAATGAAAAATGATTAAAACAATTGATACTGATGGATTATTAAAGGCTATAGAAAAAGCCCTTAAAAAGAAATTCGGTAAAAAGTGTAGATTTATAGGAAGGGTAGAATATCCATGTGATTTTATTGGAACATTCAAGATAAAGAAAAAGATGAATTCAATTACAATAACAATGGAAAGAATAACAAACAAACAAAGGAGAAAGAAATGAAATGCCCATATAGGATTGATGAAAGAACAATAAATAAAGGTGTTGATGGAATAGTTAAACAACAATATTTTCCAGAATGTATTGGTGAAGAATGCCCTTTTTATGAAAAAGTAATTGTATGTGAAAATGTTGGTGAAACCTGCAATAAAGTAAGAATAGAAATGGGATTATTCAAAATAAAATCATGCGAATCATAAGCTTTGCATATACAACGCCTGCCCTTCTATCATTAAAGAAGAAAGTTACAAGACGTTTCTGGCAAGATGAATATGCCAAGCAATTCAGGAAGGGGCAGCTTATTCAAGCATATGACAAGAACCCCAGGGTAGGTGGAAAACGTGTTGCTATATTAAGGCTAACAGAAGATCCATATAAAGAGCAGTTAGGAGATATGACAGATAGAGAAGAAAAGCTTGAAGGGGGCCTATGGGGATCAGCAGAAGCATTTATAGAAGCAATGGGCCATCCTAGCCTGGAAGTATGGGTTATAAGGTTTATTGTTGTGAAGATCTTTAAATGAAAGGAGAATAACATGCTTGGTTATATATGTATAATATGTGGGCAATCTTTTAAAGAAGAAAAAGAACTTGATGAACATCTTAAAAAGAACAGTTGTCATAATAAAGTTAAAACACCAAGACTGCCACAAGAGAAAATGACAGTTAAAGATCTTATTTGGAAGATGGTGAAAGAAACAGGAAGTATGGATTGTATTCAGGTTAATGATGTTGAAGCTAGAATATCTATAATGCTTGAAGATGGTGAAGTAATTGATTTCCCTATACATGATGTAAAGGTTGGTAATGAAGGGCTTTATATAAGGAATTTCCCAAGAGACAATGATGATTTAATATATGAAGAAGAATAAAATGAAAGTAAAGCTTGAAATAACAAACTATGATGCAGCAAGAAGGAAGTTAAAAAGATTAAATGATTTTGCAAAGATTGTTCTTAATCATTTAAGACAAATCAAGAAGGAAGCAAAAGAACTACAGAAGTTGTTTCCATTCATCAAAGTAAGATGGGACACAAATCATAAGAAAGGAGATTCACATGGCAAAGCAAGGAAAAAAGTCAAGAGCAGAAAAGGTAAAAGAAAAAGTACAAGATCTTGTAGGTAAGAAGAAAGAAGAAAAGAAAACCAAGGAAGAAAAAATAAAAGAAATAACTTTGTATTATAAGAACATGAGAGTTGGAAATTATGAATCCAAACATTGCAAGATTAAAGTTGATGTGTTTGGAATTACTATCAGAGAAAAAAAGCAAGAGATTTATATCCCTATGTCAAACATTGAAAGATTAATCGTCAACTATAAGTAGCAATAAAAGTTATTTCTTTTATTTTTTCTTCC